CTAGATGAAGTTAAAGTACCTATAATATTAGTATTGCCAGTTGTGTTACCTATATTCACTACACCAGTTCCAGGAGCGGTATTTATATTAATAGGTGCACCTTGGATGGTAACTGGATCAGGCGATACTGCGCTGCCGATAATGATATTAGCTCCGAATATACTTGTATCACCTAAATCGCCAATAACTGTATCAAATGCAGAACCAGAGTTTATAAATGTATCTCCTTGTAATGAAATACTAGTAGTAGCAGATAACGATAAATCATTGCTTGCTATCATAGTAACATCTGTTCCACCTATAGTAACATTTCCAGCGCCTCCAGCTGTATTACCTATATTAGTATTTTGAGAATCAGTAGTATTTATATCAGTTAATCCATCAAGCGTAATAGGACCCGGAGTTACCGTTAATGAAGTAAATGCAGTTGCGCCAGAAAACGGTTGCCAGTTAGCTAGTCCATTTACTATAGATGTTAATATAAGAGCAGTATTTTGTTCTTTATTTACCCAGATTTGGCCAATTGCAGCCTTATTTGCTGTGGTCGGAAATGTATTGCGTACTAGAGGGGCAGGAGATATATCGGTTAATGCATTATTAAACCCATATACCTGATTTGGTATCGAATTATTCATACAACTCCTTCGTTTTTATATAAGTTAATATCTTTCATTATTTTATTGCAAATTTATGATTATAAGGGTAACATGTGTTATATAACGTGCGTGTGTTATATAATGCAATTATATTTAGAATGAAAGATTAAATGGATAAAATTAAAATTAAGCATCATGAACCACAATATAATATAGGTGACTTATGGATAGATTTATCAAAAAATCATGCTTATATGTATGCATATATTAATAATGAATATAAATGGATATTAGTAGATACCAATTGCGCAGATTTAGTACCAATTGAATTGCAAGAATATTATAAAGGTATATGGGGAATGAAAGAAGAACATGGGAAAGTTTAATAAAGAAAATAAATATGCGATCAAAAACCAAGCTCGATTTATTTGCACATGGTCAAGAGAAGTGCATGCTCTTATTAAATTACATGCAAATATGGAACAAATAACAATAAATGAATGGATTGTAAATGCTATAGAAACTAAATTAAATGCGGCAAACAAGAATTTAAACCATAAATAAAAATAATGCCATCTAAGTTAATAGATGGCACACAAGACAATAGTTTAGAACAATCTCTAGAAATACATTATTAGTATATTTATAGAGTATATTAAATTCAAGGATTAAAAAATGTGGCTACTAATTTTAATTATATTAGGCATATATCTTTACTTTGTAAATCCAACACTTTTAGCCATTATAGGGCTCTTTTTTATAGCTAATCCTATATTTATACTTATATTATTAGCAATCATATTTTTACTAGCATATATAGGAAACCAACAAAATAATGATTATTAATATCCTTCTTTGGTGGCAATTTCATCTAATTTTCTAGCATAACGTTGAACAAGTGAAGCATTTTCTCGGGCGGCTGCTTGAACTAGATTTTTGTAGTATTTTTTAGCTTCGCTGCTATTTTTAAGCAATTGAGTAAATCTAGTAAATTTTTGAATTCCTAAACCAGCGCCTAATGCAGCGCCTGCTGCAGGAATGACACCTGGTGCCTTAAATGCAGCACCATACAATATTGATTTAATTAAGGGACTTGTTAATTTTTCTGTTTTTACATCTTTTTGTATTGTTTTAGCAATATTAGAAGCTTGATTTAAACCGCGATGAATATCATTAACTTTATGTACAGCTTCACCGAATGTTTTATTCTTCTTACCATATTTATCAATAGCTGCATTTATCGATGCAATAATACGGCCGATATATTTTTTTGCAGCCGGTGGTGTATTAGGATCAGCAAAAAGTTCATTAAGATTAACTTTTTCATCCCATAACTCTTTAACTGATGCTTTTCCATTTTCTATTAATGATTTTAATCCACCAATTCTATCATTAATAAATGATTTTGCATCAGTTTTAAAACCGCGACCTACTTCTCTGCTAATAATTTCAATATCTTTTTCTAATTTAGGAACAGCAGTTTTAACTTTTCCAGCCAATTTATCAATTGTCTTACCGCTTGTATTTTTTATTTCTTCTAAAGCTTTTCGGCCACCGGAAGTTGAATAAAGTAATACACTTCCTATTTTTGCTAATCCTTGACCTACGTGTCCTAATCCTACTTTTTCTGCTAAAAATGAAGCCGCATTACCCAGTGCAGTTTTTATTACAGCACTTTTAAATGGAATTTTTCCTTTTACTGGTACTAAAAAAGTAGCTAAATCAGAAATAACTTCATCCGATTTTTTTTCAGTCTCATTTTGTGGTTCTAATGTTTCGCCAGTTAAGGCTTTAGTAATATTTCTAGCATCAATATTTTCGCGTATAAATTTATTTGCTTGACCAATTTGTGGCACTTTTCCAAGTGTAGCTAAATCAGCAGCTGATATTCCTAATGAAAGCAAATCAGCTGGAATGTTTGCTACTGATTCTAATCCACGTGCAATTGATCTTGCACCATGACGAGCTGCTTCTTGTAATGGTGTGCGTTGTGATATCGGTAATTCATTTTGTTCTAATGGAGTTTGTGGCCCAGTGGATTGTTTATTAATATTTTGTTGTATTTGTGATGGAATATTTTTATTTTTTAAAGATTTTTTATATGCTTCTTCACCTACTTTAAAACCATTTTTAAATTCATCTGCTAATCTATTAAGTTCAGGATTAATTTTTTTTAATACTTTTTGTCGTAAACCCTTAGGAACTTCACCACCATTTGCTTCTATTTCTTCATTTATTACATTACCAATCAATTTTTCAACCTCATTAAGTATTTTGTCGTTTCTTATAATTGATGCACGACCTTCAGGTGTTTGTAAAAGGTTTGGTATTTGCTTTAAATATGTATCCATTTCTTGATTAGAAACTTTACCTTTAAAAATTGCTGATGCTCCACGTAATTTTTGTATACCTAACTTTTGAAATTCTAAAGCCTCAGGTGATAAAAAAGATTCCCAATCTAATCCAGTTTTTTTAGCAATATTCCAAAGATGCGGATTTGGAAATGTATGGGAATAGTTAGTATTTAATTCTTCCATTCTTAGAATATTTGGTAAATCTTTTTCAGCATTTTCTAATTTATCTAAATTTTCTTTTATAAATGGTGCAGCTTCATTATTAACTTCTTTTTGTACTGCAAATTTATGTTTTAAATCAAATTGTTCTTTCTGAATATCTTTTTTTTCCTGTTGCAGCGCTATCTTAGCCAATTCTCCTTTTTGATGTGAATCTAGAGGAAGTTTTGAAATATTAGTTTTTTTTCCCGATAAAACTTCATTTAAAGCATTATCAAAAACTGATTGTCCTTGTGCTTTTAATAATTCTTTTAAAGCAATTGGTTGTAAATTTTCAGGTAAATTTTCTAATCCTGCAGGTGCATTAAGGGCTTGTAATCCACTTCGTGTTTTTTCTATTCCCTTTTGTCGTTCTATTTCAGATAATTTATGCTGCGCCAATCCTTGAATGCCAGCACCTAAACCAGTTCCAAATGCTGTACCTAATCTTTCACCTAAACCTACTTTTGGTAATATTTGTATAGCCATATTATTTCCTTAATTGTGCTTGTAATAATTTAACTAACAATGGAATTCCAGCTGCTACTCCGCCAGCCGCTGCTCCTGCACCACCTGTAGCACCACCCAATAAAATAGGCAATAAGTATGGTAATGACTGACCTAAAGCTTGCAAGATAGGTGCACCTGCTGATTCAGCAAATCCTGGTTGCGCTGGTGTATATGCATTTTCAAATTGTGGTGTTAAACCTAACTGTAAAAGATTCTGTAATAAGTTCTGTTGTTGTCCTTGTTGCTGTAATCCTATTTGAGATCTTAATGCTGCTAATGATTGTTGTAGTCCAGCACCAGCACTTCCTAATGCAGATGCAAAATTACTCGATCTTGGACCACTTCCCATCGCAGTAAATCTTTCAGCAATTGTTGGTACTACATCAGAATAAAATCCTGTTTTGGCCTGTTGTTCTATTGGAGCAAAATCAAATTGTTGTTGATTCTGAAGACCCGAAAATCCCTGTGATAACAATTGATTTAATACATTTTGTTGTTGTGGATTAAATCTTTGAAATTGTTGTGTTTGCGCTGGCGTACCAGTTAAAAAATTACCCTGGTTAGCTTGCATCATGGTGGAAGATTGCTTATTACCACTATTAAGAAAATTTTTAGTTTGTGACGCCAAGGGTCCGCCAAATAAATCTAATATTGATGCCATTATTTTCCTTCGCTTTTTGTATAAGCGTAATCCTTCCATAAAAATTCCGCAAAATCTTAAAAAACATATTTGGTTTTTTATACAAACTTTGCTAAGATGTAATCGCAACTTCAATTTATTCTGTTTGTGGCTGCATAATTCGCTTGCAGCCTCATATTCCATTTGTATAATAATTTAATATATTGACCTCATCAGGTAATATATGCCAAGAGTACTTCATCATACTCTTGGCTATTTTTTTATACACAATATGTGTTAATAAATATTTTAAATAAAAAAAATGTGGGTAAATTTTGATGTCACGAATGAGTACATTCTGCACATGTAAGCACAAAAACAGTGAAATTTGTTGGTATTTAAATGGAATTTTGTTAAGCTAAATTAGCTTCTCTATTATTCCAAATTAGGGGCTGTAATCCCGGCCCCTACTAATTAATAATTAAAAAAGCCGCTTTTTTACGGCAGCTTTTTGAATAATAACTCAAGACAAGGAATATGTTGAGTGCTTCATTATATCATTCTTTTAAAAAGTTAAATACTCCCAAACTACATTGCATATATCAAAATTTGTTCTATCACTAGCTGTTGTTATGGTTACATTAGTAGCATCTATATCTAATTGAATATTATCAGCACCAGATGCACTGGCATATGGTATAGGAATTTGTTTTAATCCAGTGGTATCAGTAGCTACGGCATATATATGCGCACCAGTATAAGCTTTATTGATATTTAAACCATGCGCTACACTTTTTGAACTAGTATTAGGTAAAGCTCCAAAAGCAACTACATATCTCCAAACAGGTCTAAATGTAGGTGCAGCAGCTGTAGATGAATTCAAATTAGTATTAGGAAAATATAGTTGCCCTGTTACAAATGGTTGTTGTAAATAATATCCTGTATCCTTTATATTCAATACATTAGAAATGTCATTTACATTTTGATAAAGACGAACCAAAAGTTCCTTAAATGCCGGTGTATTTATATCTGTATCATATAGTGCTTGTACATCCCATACGTTAGTGGTAGTTACAAAAGCGCCACTCGATATTTCATTAGCCATATTATCCTAATCTTCCGGTTGGATTTGTATATAATATCATTCCTTCTAATTGAAAATCTTCTAATGCTACATTGGGATCAAGCATTTGATCTGGTTTCATATATAAATTTAACTGAATAAACTCACCATAACACTGAAAATAAATAGAGTGCCACAATAAATCTTGTTGCTGTTCTAATGGATAGTACAAAGCATCATAAGGAGATGTTTCTAAAACATTATTTCCTAAATTGGTATTAGTAGTTTGTGCTTCACTAATCATAGATAACGAGGTAGAAGATGGATAATAATCTACCGTAATTGCTCCACTATCCGTTTTTTCCACCGCAAAATCAATTTTAGAAATATAGAAATTATTTGCTTTATTTATATAAGGATTAAATTGCTTAGTTAGTATTTGTATATTTGAAACTCGTGCTGCTGTACCACCACCGCTATATGTACCGCTTAATGATTCGCCAAAGCTTGTTAAAATAGTATTATCATCAATAACTATTAAAACCTGAGTAATAACATTTTGAAAACTGGTATAACCCTGCACATTTTCTAAATAAATATAATCATATTCAGAAAGATTGTGATTGATTATAGTCAATATAAGATTTCCAAAACTTTGATTCATATTAGTTATTTGTAATACACCAGCATTTCTAGATATATCTTGCGATATAATGAATGTATAACCTTCTTGATTTCCAGCCACTACTTGCCTAAATTGTGCTTGCACTACACCGCTCACCCAACTAAAATTTGCATTTTCCCAAGTTACGTTTGCCGTTTCCCAGGTTGTATCTGTTTGTTGTTCATAGTATCCAAATGCTGTAATTGAATCTATAAAATTAGCCCATGATCCATTCTTGTAATTATATACTAAAATTCTATTTGGGTAGATTTCGGTATCACTATCACTTGCATATGCCCAGTAAACGAGCTCGCTATAATAATCCCTTATGCCACAAATTCGATCATTTGAAAAATCTTTATCTTGTAATTCAAATATCTCTGTAGGTATATTATTATCTATTCTTTCGACATTAGCCCCATTACAGGCATGTACGCCCGTACTTCCGATCGAGACCACAAATTTGTCGAATGGAACCGTTGAAAAAGTCGATTCACTCCCCAATTCAGTATTAATCTTCTGAAACACAAAAGGCTCTACTTGATTTCCTGTATATACTAATTCCCAAGTACTTCTATCAAAATAAACTATTAATCTATCTTTTATAAATTCAGCACTGATAATGGCTTCTTCGGTAGTCGCATCTATAAATCCTGCTCCACCCGCTACATTTCCACTTGAATCAGTCTGTCCGCGTTCATACCAAGCATTTGCAGCAAACGGAGAACCAATAAAAGAATAACGTACTCTATTCTTAAATGATTGATTTAACATGGTACTCGAATTGTATTCGATAGTATTTAACAAAATTAATCTATTTTTGAATGGTAAAATAATACGCGCACTTTGAACAAATGGTCCCGTAGAAACTGCTCCACCATTAGGTAAAAAATATGGAATAAATGTAGACCAAGTGGTGCCATCATAAGACCATATATTATCTTGAGTTGCCGGTGGTACACCATCAGTGGAATTAAAGTTTGTTACAAATAATATTGTTTGATCTGCTGAGGTGCCACGCCAATTAATGGTCCAGAAAAAATTAATATCTGTACCTTTAAAAATAGGATCAAATGGCGATGTTCCACTAAATGATCTTTGCCATCCAGCAGTAGCTGAAAATTTATAGGCAAATTGAGTATCAAATCCAAATAATGGCTGATTATTTATAGCACCGACTTCATAATTACATAATCCCATTACTGGTTGCGCCGGATACCAATAAACAGCGGTATTTAATGCTGATCCAACAAATACATAATTACCGGTTGAAACATCAAAAGTAGCAGTTGCCGTAGCTCCAGTTTTTAACATATTTTGTGGACCTGCAGTATCATTTACTACTGTAAATATTTCACTTCCTATTGAAAACATTTGTCCAAGTTCAAATTTTATACCTGGAACCGCTCCTGAAGCATTTCCTGTTACAGGATCAGTAGTATCTACTCGCACACGTAATCGTGAAAGCAACTGATCTAAATTAGGAGCACTCGAATTTCCTGTTCCCATATATATAGAGCCAAGTCTTTTTCGAACTCTTCCTCGCCAAACATAAGCATTTGTGAGTGCCGCAAATGCTTGATCTGCTATGATCCATGGTTTAAGATCTGTGTGCAAACCTTCATTATAATTAGCAATTAAGAAGCGGTCGAAAGCCATTTTAAACTCCTATAACAAGATAATTTGCGCCAACACCAGCAGAATCTCCAAAAATGTTAAAAATACCTGGTGTAGGTGTGCCACCATTTGTGGGTTGGGTTAATGATCCTAAGGATGCAGGTAATGATATTTGATTTGGAGCGCTCCCAGAAATTCGTTTTGATGTTATAAATACTTGATAAATAGTATAAAAATTTGGAATACTAGCTGAAATGGGCAATGTTACAGTTACGCTATTTGTTCCAAGTGCACTAGCGGTGCCCCACATTAATAAAATACCAGAAGGTAATCTAGTCCATCCATTCAATGCAGTATAATTTGATGCACTTATCGCATAACCATTATTAGAAATAGGTGGAAGTAAATTCGCTGGAGCGGTACTACCAAATTGTTTTATAAAGAATAATTCTGGTTGGTTTGTTAAGGCAGAACTATTGCAATATAATCCTACTTCATTTGCTATAGTTACAGGAGCAGAAGCACTTTGATTAGGCATCTCAACAAAAGAATGTTTTCCTTGTGTAGGATTAGTTGAATTTAAAGCTACGTGATTTAAATTAAATGCATTATATATTGCTAAGAAATTATTTTGCATTTGTGGCTGCGAAACTGATAAATTATCAGTAGAAATAGGAATGATTTGATTATAAGCCATCATAAATCCTTGCTATAAAATTTTTTATACAATTTATTCCACGTACCATTAAGTTGAATTCAACCTCAGGAGATTCACATTCATAACATTCTTCAGATTCATTATCTTTACGAATAAAATCGATTTCAATAATTTTTTGTTCAATTAATGAATTTAAATGTTCAGTTTGATTGTTCAATTTTATTAATCGTGATTCGTTCCTTTTTTTAGCAAAACACGGACGGCAAATCCTTCTATATCTTCGTGCATCTTTTTTTGCTGCATTAGTAGAATTTAATTCACAATTACATTGATTACAGAGTCGAATCATTAATCACCATTTTCAATAAAAGATGCATTAAGGGTCATTTCAAATGGTTCATGATGCCCTACGCAATCACCGACCATATTAAGAATATGCTTACAAATTGTTAGACAAGCATCGCACTTAAATTCACGCGTGTATAAAACTTTTTTTATAACATCAGTTTTAACAAAATCAACTTCAACTCTATGATTAAATTCGCATAAAAAACCCTCTGATAGTTTTTCTGTATCCAATACATCTAACTTTAATCCATCTTTGAAAGATAAAACAAAAAATTCTATTACATTAAATTTCATATTATTGTTCATTATTAATCGCCTAATCCTTGTCCTTCGCCCCAACCTAAGCCCCATGTATTTGCAGAAACTCCAGTTTGTTGGGTATAAATTGTTGCTACTCTTTCATTAGCATATTGTACTAATGTTCTTCTTAAGCATAATTTTTCTTGTTTTTCATATTCAGGCAATATTAAAGCTACACTATCCATATCTAATCTATCTTCAAATATTTTTTTAGCTGCTCCATAAGCAATATATTGCCACCATTCTTCTAATCCAGGAACTGAATCATTTTCCATGAGCCATGTTGGCCTTACATAGGCTTCAAAATTAATTTGATATGACTGATCAGGGACCGGTCTCAATGAAAATTTGTTATCATAATATAATAGATAACGTGGTCTACCAGTTTGTACAAAAATGGTTTGTGAATTAATAGCAAAGCCATCTTTTGGTGCGGTATCAAATGTTATAACGAACTGCCCAGTTACATAATTAACAAAGTTAGTAGGAATAACGCCATCTGGTAGAGTTGGTAAAGTATTATAATTGGTTATCAATGGTGCAGTTAATGGTTTGTTTGCTGGTGAATATAAATTACCCCAAACAGTAGGATTACCAGTGGTAGCATCTAGGCATGGTACATCCATTAATGTTACACCATTCCCATTAAGATCAACTGATTCAAATAATACATTATTTTTTAAATAGCATGTTGCTTGTTGAGCGCCAAATGTAGGACTGGGCACTATTCCTAATGCATTTAAGTTTCCAGTAAAAGTAGTAGTTGCACCATCGCCAGTAACACCGATACTTTGAATACTATTTCGTTTCGGAAATATATTAAAAAATTCGGTTTGAGATTGTGTATAAAATGATGGAAATCCAGCAATATATAATGGTTTATGAACAGTTAAATATTTATTTTGGAAATTATATAATGGATTTTGTTCTGGATTACTAGAATTTCCAAACGATTCTTCATTTGTTGGATATTCATCTTGAAATGGATTACACCAAAAATTAAATGTAGTTCTATTATTAAATGTTCGTAGATGCTCAGGAAAATCATAAACTAAAAATGTATTGATATATTCGTTAAGTTGCGATGTTGCTAATAATGCTTCAGATGGTGATCGCGTTAGTCGCCTAACCTTAATCTGTATATTAGTTAATGTGTTTCCTGGTGCTGGTACTGTTGGCATCTTTTCTCCTAAGTTGCCGGATATGGCAACACGTTTTTCTTAGCTCCCTGAAAAGTACTATTTACCTCAGCTATTGGTATACATTGTGGATCTTGGAAAGGTCCATTTCCAGATGGTACCACAAAAGGATCATAATAAGTAGAATTAATTTGCATCGTAAATGTAGTAGCGCCAGTCACTATAATTGGTCCAAATTGCTGATTTATTTGCTGCATCCCAAATCCAACAGGTATATTTAATTTTATAATTAATCCATCAATATATTGATGATCAAATGTAGTTGTCACAGTAACTATATTTGCATTTGTTATATTGGATATAATTCTTAATGCCGGTTGGAAATCAGGACGTCTCGCAGCAAATGATGGTGTATACATTTTATCTTGTATATTCAACAGTTACTAAATTACTTTCTTTAGGAATAAAATCTTCAATCATAAAATCAGTATTACTGAAACTACAACGACGAACCATTTTTCCAATTCTTACTATTGGCACGCCATTTGCATCTACTGCATGTTGATGGATTGGATAAGAACAATTTTTATTTAAATGATTAACTACTGCTAATGGCAATGTATATTGATGTCCATCCATTAATGAATACTTTTCTATTCGATCACCTTTGTATTTCATAAATGAAAATTCAAGTAATCCATTTGGACGCTCATGATAATGAAATACTCCATTAATCATGGTTTTATCGCGTTCACATTCATATTCTAATTTTTTTGCTAATTCTTCAATTCGTTGCTTTTTTGAATTAACTGGCATAGGTGTTAAATTTTTAGCCATTTTATACTCCTTTAAATGTGGACAGTTTTAAGGCTGTCCACCACATCAATTACTTTCTTTTTTCTATCACTTTATTCTATTAAGATCCGCCATAGGAGCTTTTTCCAGCTACCCAATAAACAACATCATTTGCCACACCTGCTGGCAATAAAGCACCTGGTGCTAATGTAACACCAATAAATCCTGTATTAGTTCTTGCATCAGAGAATGAAGATAATTGAGGAATATTATTGTATGCCACAGAAGTATTTTCACCAAATGGATTAACATAAGCTGGTGTAAATGGAAGTCCTGCAATTCCTTGCGCTGGAAATGCAAAAGTACCAAATCCTACGGTGGAAACATTAACTGTTATAGTATTATGACCTGCACCAGTAGTATTATCTACTGCTACAACTGTAGCTTGTACACCATTTAATGCCGCATAATTTGCCCAATATGCAGTTCCGCCAGGGAAATTAAATCTAATTTGCTCACCTATTTGATAGTTGTGTTGAACACTTAATGTTACAACAGCTTGAGTTGCCGCAGTAATATTTGTAATAACACGAACGCTAGGAAAGAATAATGGATTATAGGGTATAATTCTAAAATTACCTGCAGTTGAAGGTGTAGAACCTGTTGAATTTAAATAATCAACACTGAAAGTATTAGCCGTAGCAGTTCCATAACCTACACTAAATGGAATGCCATCATATTGTGGTTGGTTATTTAATGAACTAAATATAGCAATACTTCCTGCAGGAACATTTGATCCAGCTGATGTAACAACCGCAGGATTTGCTTGTGTAAATCCAGTTATTGCTCCACCACCATTATTTAATGTGCCTATAGTTGCAGTAGCAGGATTATAAATAGTTAATGCATTATCTGCTGTAATATCTGCTGTTACTACTCCGGCAGTATTTATTAAAGATGTCATAGTCCCATTTGGGTAACCTAATTGCCATCTAAATTTAAAACCATTTGCTGTAGCAGTTCCAGCTGATTGAGTATAATTTGTTACTTCAATCCAATCAAAACCTGCTGGAATAGCAAATGTTTTCGCTACAGCAGTTGCTGGTTGAGTAAATGTACCTTGTAATAAAGTTGTATCTTCCATTTCTCTCCTTATGCTTTAGTGCTACGTAAATTCAGTACCCACAAATCATTAAGAATTTGTTGAGCACTTGCCATCTTATAACCACAAGTTGCATTTTGGGCTAATGGACCAGAAAATATAGGTGGTCGATAACATACTGTTACTTTTATGACTCTTGCGAGCGGGGAGTCTTGTTATTCCTCCCTCATTATGTTTCCATAATGTTCGGACTATCACATCACCTTGCGGCGCCTCAGGGTTTAGTCTCTCACGGTGCTTTCGCTTCCGCCTTGTCATCCTCGTCTATACGTTAGGACTTCCAAGTCAATTACCCAAGGTTTATAGTTCACTTATCAGTTAATGAACTCAGCATTATAACCATCTTGGTAGATATAAGCATAAGCTTCTAATCCTACACAGAATGTGTTAAAAACATCGGCACTCATTCCTGAGGCATTAGAAGATATTGATCCAATACTTGAGACCAAGAATCTCAAGTTGGAACATGATCCCCATTCACTTGGTAGTCCCCTCATTGAAGATGGATATTGTACTTTAGGTATAAAGCGATCCATATTCTCTAATTCAGGAATAATCTTAGAAGATGTTAATGCATAAAATGCCTCCCTTACAGGAGCTGTACCAAAACGGTCTTGTCCTTCTATTTCATCTAGAATCGTATAAGCATTATTATCTGCCAATGTTGCAACTATATTCTGTACATCTGGGTATGTTATCTCTGTAGGAGAATCACCATTTATCCCATTTACACAGTTTATGAATGAGGCTGATGAAGCCAACATATTACGTGTTAATTCCATTCTGTTACTTTTATGACTTAATATAGGCTATAAGGCGTCTAACCATTCGACCGACAGTACCCACAGGTCCTGTATGGGGATTCGAACCCCATTACTTCCTATCTGAATATATCGATATATTCATTTTTACTACCTTAAGCGGGAAAACCTCTTCGGATTTTCCTCTCTACCTTCTCGCGGTCTATTCGTAGAGTTCAGACTATCGCATCCCTGCCGGGTTTCTGGATTTAGTCGTTCAGCCTGCACACACTTTCCCCAGAGTAGCTAGCTCCTTCGCGTGGTACTTGTATTGCTTGGCCCTTGTCAGCTTGGCCTCAGCTTTCCAAGTCAATTACCGGAAATTTATAGAGGACAAATTTTTTATCCTCTGTCTGTCTTAATGAAACACCCAACCTTTTAGCTGCTTCATTTAATACAGGGTCTTGGTTTTGTAATGTTACCTGCTCATTTATTTGTACATAGGTACCATAAAAAGATATCTGCGCATCTATATCCACAGCAGTTAAATTCTGACCTGGTGGTGTCATACCACTTGGTCCTAATGGAACTAGCGCAGTATTTAATGCATTATATCTTCTAAATCTATGTATGTCACCACCATTTCTAGGATGAATACTTCTCATTGCAGGTATATTATGAATCATTGTAGGTGTTGGTACTGCAAGGAGCTTGAAATCAAAACTAGCTTTAATTGGAGGAGGTAAAATACTTGTAGTAGTTATGGACATTTTATCCTTAAGTTTAAGTTAATAACTTTTACCATTAGATAAGATGACGAGTCTTAAAATTTGCGTCTTGAGTTGTCGAATCTCAATTGCGACGTGAGGTGTCGAGGCTCTATTGCGACAGGAATAATTTGAAGTGGCGAACTTCGATTGCGCCACGATAAGTATAGTATTTAGGGATTAATAGTGCAATTACAACTCCAAGATATTAAATATTGTATTTAGTATCTCTATAGAATCACTAGGTATACCACTTATTATTTTTACTTTTATAGATAAAATATCATTTTGTAATAATCGAGTAACTATAGAAATGTTTGTCGGAAATATAAATGGTTGTCTATCTGTTTGCGCTGAAGCACATTGCGAAAAGGCACCCTCTATAGGTGCCTTATTTCTGCATATTTGATAGGATACTGTCATATCTCCAGGCAATGATGAAGTACAACAAAAAATAAGAAAATATTTACCAGTTGCTCTAATTTTGTAAGTAGTATTTTGCAAAAATGTATCGTTTGAAACAACTTGAGAGTTACCAATTAAAGTTGTCATCTTATTGTTTCTGAATTTATTAAATGATAACTTACTTTTTCTCTATATTTTATTAGAGCATCAATTAATCTACACAAACAACTGCGAATTTTATCATCATCTCCAATATAATTTCTAGTACACTGTATTTCTCGATCCCAATCTAATTCTTTAGCACGTATACTTTCTCCAAATGTATCACGAAATATATTATGAAATTCTTGTTCACATACTTTACAGAATTTTCGTTCCATTATCATCCATTAATTTAATATCAGGAATATGACACCAATGCGTTGCTGTAAGTATTTTTCCATACTGTTTTTCTTCTTTTTCTGGAAGCCATAATCCTCTTTCTAAGCTGAAAATAGCTATGGTAGTAATAAAATGATCACATTGACCAGTAAGATAAACTTTTGCTGCTCGTACTAATATTCTTTCATTTAATGGCGGTAATTGCTTATCTATATCAATCCAAACCACTATATATCACCTGTAGCTTTTCTCATCTCAGCATATAATGATTTAGCTAATTCAGGAGTTAATCCTTTTTCAAAAACATTAGCTTGTGATAACGGACTATTGCCTCTTTGTGGTGCAACACTTGTCATTGAACGCGGTTTACCCATATTTTTTTGCATAATAGCCTTATCTTCATCATATAAGTTTTTGGCGGGTAAATTCAGACTTTTTATAAACATATAAGCACTTACACCTTGATTATAAATATCAGGTGATGATTTTACAGCATTCCATAAATCAGGATTATTTTCTTGTAATGCCACGATATTTTCTTTTGTAAGAACCTGGTCAAAATCAGCATATTTTGCTCTTAATTTATTTTCAGCAATTGTTTCATCAGATACTTTTCTAAATTCTTGTAACTGCTTTTGTACCTGTTTAATTTCATTTTTTAACTTATTTAAATGTTTGCCTTCAGCAAGAGCATCGGGATCCAAATTAAAATCTTCATCAACATTATTATTATTAACGGGAGCAGGATCGTTTTTAGCCTGTATATTTTTAATATAGTTATAGGCTTCATCGCGTTCTTTTTGCGCTCTTTGTAATTTATTCCTAAGTTCTCTAAAGCTTTCTTGAGGTTTATTTTCTTGCTCTGACTCATGCTGTTCTTCAATAAGTTGTTGGTCTTGTTGATTTTCCAATTCTAAATTTTCATTTTCTACATCATCAAACATGATACTCCTTATAAGACTGTTGGTTTAAATGATTTCAATATCTCATTGTCTGGAAATTCATTATTTAATTTCATTGCTGTATATAATAAATCATTATCAAGGTACTTTAACACAAAATCTGCAACTTGTCTCTCGACTGGATCGAGCATTAGATAGTTATTTATTAAGTAATTTGCTACTTCAATGTCAGGCAAAACCCATAAAAACTGAATCCTATCATCTTTATAGGTATATCTATAAACTCCCTCATCAAAATGTGGTGTAGGACATGATCTACGCGCTACAAAAGTGATTCTCGTAATACGTGTTAATAACTTCTCTCTTTTAAATATGGCGACTATATAAAAATCTGTACCAAACTTTTGTTTTCCATCAGCTAAACATGACAGAAAATCTTTCTCATAATCTTTTAATTGCTCATCACTTTGCTCTACGGCACAATGTGTATCATCTACAGCTTTTGGTAAAAGATCTAGATTTATCTTGCCAGCAGTCTCTCTTTTTTCATTTGCCACTTATCTCCTCCCATACTTTTATATTCCTTGAGGTATTTTTTCATCTTCACCATATAATTTATCAATAGATCTGGTGATAATATAGACAATAATTTTCTATTCAATATACGACTTCTAACAAATGAAGAATTAAAATAATATTTAATCTTTTTAAGCCTAATCACAACGTGTCATTCTTTCTATTATTTTCAATATTTTATCAATTGTAAATTCGAATTTTATTAACTCTTCTTCCATTATTTACCTTTATTATCGCTTTAAAAAAAAATTCCCCAGAAGGTCTTTTCCTACATCTTTGCTGGCAGTTAATCATTATGGTTTTAAAACAATAATACAGCACTGTCTTCCTTAAACGATGGGTAACAATAGGGGTGCTATGTCCGGTAAATAATAGTACAAATTACAAAAAAATAAAAATTCCCCAGAAGGATTTGACCTTCATCTTCGTGTGTTTTTAAAAATTAATTCTTAAAACAATATTAAATTGTTTTTAATATTACTTTTTCACGATGTATTACTTAGACTATGGGGTGCAAAGGTTATCTATTTACGTTTTTTAGCTTCACTAATGCCAATAGCAATTGCTTGTTTAGGATTAGTTACTATCGGTCCCTTTTTAGATCCAGAATGTAATTTACCATGCTTAAATTCTTCCATAACAACTTTTATTTTATTAGGATGTTTAATCTTTTTATGTTTCTTTTTAGGATCTTGTTTCTTATCTTCTTTTTTTATTTTTTCATGGATTTTTTCATCTTTATGATATAATTTTTCTGTCTTACCATGAACTTTTTCTTCTTGTTTATGGAGACGTTCTAACTTATTTTTTAGATGTTTTGGTTTTTTGTTCATGTTTTCCTTCACGTGCTTCATTTCTTTTTTTTAATTCAGGATACATACTATATACTTTTCGACGTATTCCTTCAGGATCAGGTGCAAAGTGAGCTCTAGCTAATGCATTTCTTGCTCTGGCAAGAGTGTTGATAGGGAAGCTAAATTTTGAAGAGCCGCCAGCAGCGCCCGCAAATTTTTTGGGCGATACCGTCTTATACTTTCCTGTATTGCTGCTACCTTTTTTTTCCCGCATCTTCTCTTCGACGCCTTTTTTTACTTTTACACCTTTTGCTACGGTTACTTCACCTTTTTTCTTTGCCATATTAACTCCAAAAAGATTTAGAAATAGGATTTTTCGGCATATTTGCTGTTGAAAGTTCATCTTCAGATATTATTTGTCCAGCTTTACAATCAAGATAATATCTTGGATCTATCCAATCACCTAAGCGACCTTGGGCACCCCATAAAATATCTGCGTCAGTAGTAAAAAACCTATCATTATAGGAACGATCTTTATTCCCATGCTCAGCATAATCATTATTATGTGCCATATTCTTCGGCATTTTAGATATATTTTTTTTAGACATAATTTTCCTAAAAAAAGTAAAAGAGGATGCATCCCCTTTTACCTAATTAAAGTAGTATTTTGATATCTTAAAATCTCATCGATTTTTTTCTGTCTCTCAGTTTTCTTCGATTTTAAATTCGCAGGAACACCCAAAATAGAAAACGCAATTTTTTCAGGTTTCCCTTTAATGCGCGGCATTGCTGGCATTATGCCCAATGCTTCGGAGCATATTGTCTTCTGCTCATTACTTCTGTTTCTTTGATATGTCTTTCTATTTCATGTCTAGAGTCATCTATTGAATCTGGTAAAAATCCTTGGATTCTTTCATAACCATGAAATATAGGATGTTGTGGCATGTTTGCTGTTTCACGTGGATCATTATGTAACATACCATCTTCTCTCATATGGTGTTCTCTTCTTTCAGATTCAGAATGATGCATTTTATGACGCATTCCAGCACTTTCATGTTCTCTAGCACGTCTTTCATGCATCATATGCATTCTTTCTCCATGTCTTTCATGCATACGATCTTTTTTAGTTTGATGATATCTTTTTGCCATTGTCGGCCTTTCGTAGAAATTGCGATTTACGCAAGGTTAATATTTCCTCTAACTACTTATCTTCACTATTTAAACGCGTATCTATATGAAGTTTAAGATGTTTTTTTTGATTATCATTCAATATAGTTCCCCACTCATTCATTATAGATTTGTACATTTCCTGTAAATCTTCAAGATCCATAAAAACAATTTCTGGAAATATATAATCTTTTATAATTTGATAAACTTTTTTATAATCATGAGAATTTTCAAAACGATTTATCATCATATCTAAGGCTTCTATAGTATATGAAGATCTAATATCTTTTTTCATCATACTTGCGCTCCCTGATTTTGCTCAATTGCTTGTGGTGTATTCTGTTGTTCAACGGATTTCATCGCATTAGATAAAGATATTAATTTTTCTAATTGATTTAGATCTACTGTTTCTATTTCCTTTAATGCCTTCACTAGATTCAATAAAGCTATATCATCATCTTTTGTAGCTTGCGCTCTTCGTTCATCTGCTAAAGCTTTATTTTCTTCTATTCTACTCATTCTTTCCAATCCTAATCCTTGATCAGCGACAGCTCTTGCTTGTGCTAATTCAGTTCTGGCTTGTGCTTCCTGCATTTGTGATTGCATTTGCATTTGTTGCATTTGTTGCTGCTGTTGTTCTTGCGCCTTAACTGCATCAATTAATTCCTTTTTATTTTGAACTGTAGCTGATTCAAGCAACTTTTCATTCGGTATAGGAATACCCAATTCTCTTAATTTTAGCAACTGCGCAAATTCCATTTGTTTTTGTGTGGATGTATTTAATCCATCTTCAACAACACAATGATACGTACCAAATACTTTGTTATAAAATTCTGGCGTAGGCTCTTGTCCTTCAAGAATGTTTTTAACTTTTCCTGGTGTATAATTATTTTGAATCAATTTTATAATTACATCACCCAATAGCTTTTGAGAGCGATCTAAATTATCCATAAGAGATTGTAATGATACCATGCTAGCTCGTTGTCTTAACATAGATACAATGCCAGCTACATCATCTTGCGCCATACCCATAGCTTCTTTGCCAATACCAAGAATTTCTTCCACTTCTTGCGATAACATTTGTGTTAATTGTATCATAGACGGGGGTACAGCAGCAGGTTGTATCTTTACTACATCAGTCATCTGAGCTTCAGCTTTTAATGCTAATACTTTACCATTACCAGCAAGAAATAAATCCTTAGGATTTACTAAAGCATTCTCTTTATATATCCAACCTGAATTTGTTTGCGACTCTTCTATATCTAACATATTAATTAAATGTCTATTATACAAGAATTGAGGATCTCGCAATCCGCGAACAATCCCTTGTAGGCGATATTCCATATAGGGCATTTGTGGTTCATAATAAGCATAAACTGGTATAAATGGATAAATATCTAATCCACTTGGTTGCGGACCAGCATACATTACTCTACCCTGTACCACTATAGCTAAATTTACTGTAGGAATTTCTTGCTCAATTAACTGAAGCATTGGATGCATTGATAAAAATCTTTTTAACTGATCATCTTTATCATTACTTTTCCATTCAAACTTTTCACCTGTTTGAGAATCGGCAATTATTTTTTGTGTGCGATAATCTCTAAAATAAAACTCGTCATATGTGACAAGATCTCGCATACCCAAGTTATTATACGCTTCGGCCATATACTGGAAGCGTCCGTCACGACCTGGGCCGGAATCAGTTCCAATAAGAGAAAGTATTTCATCAGTTTTGTCTGGCATTAAAGAAATTGCTTCTCTTTTTGTAAGATACGAGCGGCGCCATATATTATTACAATCAGACAAATCGTGTTTTTTCCAATAAGGATCCATTAAAACACTGTTAAATTGACAGTTATTTACTTTAATATCACCAGAAATAGGATCAGATCTATAATCCATCCATACTTCCAAAAGGTTCATACCAGAAATAAGAGATCCATGAAATGATTCAGATATTGTTTCAAGGATGCCTTCACGATTATTTAAATTGAACATGATCTTTGTAAATTGATCAGCTGTTTCTGAATCGCCATTTTCGATAGGTGTTACAATAGTAGATTTACGATTTAATCTTTGATGGCCTTCAATCATTTGTACAGCTCGCCTGATATGATTAAAGTAGAATTGTTTCTTATTTCCATATGGAGCATTACCATAGAGGTTGTTAATCATATTTTGACAGCCACTATAATATTGCACATCTAAATCTGCTTCTGCCCACCAAGTTTGGTTTATGGTGTAACTCTGTGAATAGAAAGTATTCATACGATTAAGAATTTCTATATGTGGTACATCATGTGTTAATGGTCCAAAACTTGGTATTATCATACAGATTCCCCTTTTTAAACAAGCGCTTCACTTTCTGATAAGTTTAGTTCTGAAAGAAATAGATAGCAAACAAAATGTCCACTTGAAAGAGTGGACATAGGCGGCTTATTATCACTATAATATTTCCACATAATCTATATTCTTATATTTACTCTTTTTCTAAAAGTTAAAATCCATTTCTAAAAAAGTCTGGCAAATTAGGTTCACCATATCGAGCAGCGTGCGCCATCGATTTCATATCTTCTTCAGTCATACCATCTCTAGTTTTTGGTAATGAAATAGCAAGATATCTCATAGCATCTGCCCAATGTGATGACCAATCATGTAGAGGATGTGACTTATAAATTCTCTTTTTTATATCATATTCTTGGCGATAATTCTCTAATGCTTTAATTAATGGTGCACATTTTATTTCGTCTATCCATACTTTACCAAGAACAGTTCTGACCGCTTCTATTCCATCTTCAATTGATATATTATCTGCTATGGTAAAATTTATACCTAGTTGCCGTGCTTTCTCTATTCTTGTTATACCACTTCCAAACTCTTGTACACGTAAATCATGCGGCGCAATAAACTTCCCGTAAATATATCCTCTTTGATTTATTACATTTACATAGTGCTCTAATCCTTGCTTTGAATTTTCATAGCAATCTATAATTCTAATAGTCTGACCAATTACCTGAAAAAATATAAGAGTTGTAGAATCTCTGACACCAATATCCATAGCTACATGCACTTTAAATCCTATCTCATATGGCATCTGTCCTATTTGATGATTTAATTTCATTCGATCAATGTATTTTGTATAGTACGCACCTTCTATTCCAAGCGAAAACGACGTGTAATATTCTTGCTGTATGAGATCCTCACTCATAGTACCATCAGCACGCTCTTGTTCTATTTCTTCAAGGCTAATATGCTGCGTATCTTCTACCGTAAGTTTAAAGACGCACCATTGTGGAGAATTAATAGCTATATTATATAAAGTCCATAAATGATTATGCCCGCGAGGTGTAGAAAGGAAGAGTGCCCAACCACAATTAGCGGTCAAAATCGGACGGATGTAGGTGTAAACACGTTCATCTTGGAGAGAGTATTCCGAGAAAACAACACCTTTTGGATTTGTTCCCATAAGAGTATCATAATTATCAGATCCTACTATTTGTAATAATGATCCATTCTTAAATCTAATCTTCATTTCTGTAGAGTTTATATTTTCTACTAGATCAGAAGGGATATAATCTAATATTCTTATTCCACTATTTGTAATATTATCCCAAATAACTTTACGACCTTGTCCATAAGTTGGAAAAATGTAGAAGATAACCATAGGTTTGCGAATACATTCTCTTATGCAAAGATTAAATGCAGTTACATCTTTACCAGCACGTCTTGGCATTATAGCAAGGACACGCTTAAATCCTTTATTTTCAATAGCATCCCACAAAGGAGACTGATAGAATCTTGGCTTAAATTTATTCACTTCTATTTCTACTTCTTTTTTCATTAAGTCCTTTTTTCATATATTTTAATTTCTTAATTCTATATTCATCTTCCCAAATAAATGGAATATCTGTATCTAAAGGCTCAATGGGGCAAAAGAATAATATTAAAAAAAACATAAAAAAAATAGAGCAGAAAAAGTTTAATAATGCACGTAAAATTAATTTTAAATCTATATAATTAAATCCACTAACCAGCAAAACTGCGTATTGTATTATAAAAATTAAAATTGATAAAATACAGGGAATTACTGAAAAAAACATAAGACACTGTAGTATTATATTCATTCTATATCTTGTTGATCTGGCAATGTATATGTAAGAATCAAAATTTCAGCGCTTCCAGTTTCGCATTTCTTTATAATTGGAATACCATAAATTGATTGACCATTCTTTGATAATTTATAGTCTATTTGCAATGGCAGATAATATATTGATGGTATTAATATTAGATGACCAATCCTTCCAAACTCATCTGGCTCAACATTAATCTTATCTTGGTAATATGATACATGCATAAATGATTCAATATGCTTAAATACAATTTCTGCGGCTTCAGGCGTAATAAAACCATAAAACTTACATCTTAGAGGAGCGCCGCCATATTCCTTTTCATATATATTACAGCATGCACAATTAAGCAAAGTTCTTAACGCATTATCAATATCTTTTCTAGTTAATTCAGTTGGATTATCAGAGTTTTTACCCTCTGTACAATTTAAAAACTTTATAAATCTTTTCATAATAATTCTTTTGACATATTATTCATTCACACTGCAAAAAATAACATTTTGATTTAATGTCCATCTATCTTTTAGTTGTGGAAGTATTATCTTAGCCGTATCAATCATTTTATTAAAACATGATACGCAACATTGACGCCTGTGCAATCCACAATATTCACATAATTGTTCTATATGCATATAACAAGTTTGATCATTTTCAAACATTGTTGGACAAAATGAACATTTATTCATATAAACCTATCATAATATATCATCAGGTGCGATAGGAAGTTCCATCCAATGAGTTACATCTTCGGACTTCAATTCATAAAATCCTTCGCAATCATAGGCTCCAGCATCACCCAATATTTCCCATTTATTATCATCATACTTTGCAATTCCATAAACAGGACCGTATCCAAAAATATTATTGGCAAATATCAATACGGGATCATGATGACATGGTCGTTCAAAATCTGTTGGTAATTTATCTTTTACCGATATCCATTTCATATTATTCCCTTAATCTATTCATCTATTACATCACATTTAATAAAATTAAATTTAATCCAAGAATCTTCATAATTCTTAAAAGGGAGCAATCTAGCAAGATCTGCTAAGAGAAGAATTATAAAAACCTTCCATAATGTAAATCCAAAATAAAAGACCGCAATAAATAAAGCAACAACGGATAGTATTTTTAAAATGTTTTCTATAATTTTCATTTAAGCTCTTTTTCAAAGAAAGATATATACATCCAATGAGTAATATTATCTGGATCCATCGAACAACAGGATGTCCAATCTTTATTTGAATCTCTTATTCCGTCTTCTAGTGGATATAGATCTATCCAGGAATCATCTTCAAATACAAACTCACTTTGCTTGTAATGTAGGCAAATTTCTTTCCCATCAGTTACTAAAACACGCTCATATTTTTCTGGCAGTTTATCTTTAACTGATATCCATTTCATATTATTCCTTATTAAATAAATAACACCATTCATTACCACAACCATAAGATTCATGCCGATCAAAAACAGCTATATAATTCCCATTATTTGTTGGGGTTAACCATGAATCACCATGTTTATTATAATATTTAAGTAATATTAAAGAATTTTCTTCCGGAAATTGTTCTGAAAATTTTATCCATTTCATATTATTCACGATTTTCTCTCTTACTTTGTTCAAGCTGATTATGATCAATAATTTCATCTAAACAAAACCACCTATCCTCAAAATTCAGATCTATTGGACATCCACAACATTGATGATTACACCCACAGGACTCATTATTACACCAATGATTCTCCCTGCATAATGAAAAACTTCCATTTCTTCCATCGGGCCTCACAAATACCAATGCTAAAAATGCTTTATCATGACTTTCTAACAAAATAAGGCTATTTGGTTTGGGCAGAGCTTCTTTAAATTTTATCCATTTCATGTTTATTCTTTCTTGCATCTATCACCACAATTTCATGTTCTACTTTATTTTTAGATCCTATCTCAAAGTAATCAATAAAATTTCCTACAATTAAAGATGCAAAAAAAATAATAGTTCCAGATTTTATCATATTTAAATCCCAATAACTAAGTTTTACATCATCACAAATAAGTACAATAAATTTCCAAAAGAACATTAATAATATTAAAGAACTAACAATCAAATTTATAAATGAAAAACCATAAACACTAGCAATAAAATCATTCATCTAATACCTTTCATTCTTTGTCAGGTTGACTGGTAATTCCATCCAATAAACTATATCTTTATTTTCAATATTCCATCCGCAACATTTATCTACTTCGTGAGTGTCATATTCAGCATCAAACTTTATAATTGCAAAACCATTATCTTGCTCGGCATAACTCGGTATATAAACTACTATCCATTGATTATGTTTTGGCTTTTGCTCATTAAAATTTATCCAATTCATAGTGTTCCTTATTGTATTGTCTTGTTATAAAAAATGCTGCCTCAAGGAAGCAGCACCTATTCTCTTAGGGGAAAATAGTTATGTATCTATTTATCTGTCTTCTTTTCAATATTTATTACACTGCAAGGTTTTAAATCAGTAGTAACATTTTGCATTTTAACAACAAACTGTACATCTTCATTGCCCGTAACAATCTTTTTAGCTTCTATAGCACGATTCTCTTTTTCTATTAAATATTCATCATACTGACGATGATAAAGAGGAAATATTTTATGTAATAATCCTATATCTAATTCATGTTCACCCTTCTGCATTCTCACCGCACAACAAGAACGAGCGAAATCAAATGCATCAGTAAAATATTCATTTGATTCTTCTTTGGCAAACTTAAAAAATCTATAAGGACTAATATTCTTAGATAAAGGAAACTCTTCCAAAAGAACAGATGAAGGAATCAAGGCCCACGAAATAAGCTCATCAGCCATCTGATTTTGTTCTTCCTTATCACGCGGCATCCTATTAAGCTTCCACGGATAAACACGCTTTTGTATACGTGGTTTAGACCTTGAATCTTTCCATTCAGTTAACATATACGATCAATTAGTTTGACGTTAAACTTTTGATAAGCTTTTCAAATATAAATTAATAAGCAACTGTTTCTTGTAATTTGAACGTGGATTAAATTTATCAAATCCATCTGACAGAAAATTAGAACTAGAAATAAAACCCGAAAGACAAGCTATATCCATCATAACATTATGAAATGATCTATAACGATTTAATATATCATTCTTTGAGTTATTATATTCTGTTTTAAAATAATCACCTGTCTTATAAAGCAATGCCATGCCTAAAGCTATTTTTATAGTCCCAATAAATCTGCCACGAGGTGTAGATTTAGGTGTACGACCCATAGTGCTTTTTGCAAGTTGTTGGAAATATTGTAAATCATTCTCCGATATATCATCTTTTACAAGAGTTAATACAGAATTAACATCTGAACCAATAATAGCATTCTTAATTTGTTCAGCAACAGGCTCAGATTTTTCTTTAAATAAACCAGTTAAACAGTTCATTGGATAAGTGCTTAAATTAAAACAAAGAACAAAAAATAATAAAAGTCTTTTCAAGTCATCTCCTTAATTGCTAAATATATTAATCATTGTACCAAATATCCACATAAAATATAAGGCATAAACAAGAGCATATACAAAATAAATAATCATATCAAACCTCAATTTGGTAGAGGCTGCATAATCCTAATCCAGTTCTCGACAATCTTATAAATCTTTGTTTTAAATAGATGCTCACCTAAAAGGGAAGCAATATATTCGAAGCTTTCACTTCTAATAAACTCATCTACATTACGAGTTCTATATATTATTCGCTCATCAAACTTAAGAGTATCATCAAGTTGTAAGCCGCGGTAACTTAATTTGTTTTTAATCTGCGTAATACGATATTCCTGGTCAGCAATAACAGCATCCAAACAAATCATAATAAATTTGGCCATATCTTCGGCGCCAAAAGTATGTAGTAATTCAATAAATTCTTGTGAATCAATAAGACTATCTAAACGTGAAAGCATCTCATCAGGAGCAATATCATTATTATCACAATAACCTAAAAAAGAACGATTAACTAGATTAACCACTGAGAGCTGATAAAGATCTTCGTGGTTAATCCAGGAACACAACGGAGTACTCTTATAAGTTCTAAACTGTTTTGCAAAAACATTCAACGGGTTATATCTACTTAAAGCTAAATAATTAGGACTGAGCTTATAAGAATAAGCCTGCCTAGCTACAGTAAGCTCCTTCATTTCTACTTTCTCCTTTTTTGGTTCCTCTGTACCGTATACATCAACTAACTGATAATAAAGTCGCCAATTGGGATTCAATTTCTCTCTCTTACAATAATCCTCGCATAAATACTTAAACCAAGAATAATTATTCCTCGTCCCATAAATATTGGTGCTGCTATATCTAAATTGGTTAAAAGCATACGAAAGAGCCTTAAAAGGATAGGCTGAAAGCTTGAACTTTTGTTCCCATGTCAAATTTAAGCCCTTTAAAGACTGCACAATCTCGGGTATAAAGTCCTCTTTCTTAAATTCTGACATTCTACAGCGGCTATTAATACTGTTATTTAAAAATAAATAGTTACTTAACTTATTACTTATACTGCTTCTTATAGTCTTTTTTCTAATCTCTATGACATCAGGTTTGGAATTAAATGGTGGCCTCAATGGATGGCTCAATAATACATTAAATGCAAAAAAACATGTGGCCATTAAAACCTTCAATAGTTTCTTCGCCGGCTTTATCAACATGTCAGTTACCCGGTAATATGAATTTCTCATGTGATTGTACTTTTTCACAATTAATCCATCTTGCTCAAATTTCTTTATTATCCTATTAACCTGCCTGAGACTAAGTTTACATCTTCTCGCTAAATATGCTTGATAAAAATGTATCCTCTTACATGATCTGCTAAATGATATAAATATCGATAACACATTTCTCGATCCTTCGGCTAAATCATTCAAATAAGACTTTGGGTCCTTTAAAAAATTTATATTAGGAATTATTTTGGGAGAATCCCATTGTTGGCTAGTGTTTTTATTTGTTGTTTTTTGTTGACATACGTCATTTTTAATCATATATTATAATCCTTATATTATAATACTTGTTATTTAACAATAAAATATAATCATTGGTATTTTTAATCATAAAATATAATCCTTATAATCCTTGGTTATAATCCTTGGTTAATCATAATATTGTGCATAGTGAAATCCTTGTATAATCATTATTTTTTTTTGTTTTATATATAAGTTTCATTTGGTTTAACTCCTAAATCATTTGTTTTTAATTCCACTATTTCTAACGAAGTAGTTATCTTTTAGGTCCGTGGTTTCATAAAAAACCACGGATTTTTTGTTTCAAGAAATACTTTGTTATCTTACACCTCATTTAAATTTAAATCAAACATTTTAGAAAATTAAATTGACTCCTTATAACAAATATCTGGACATGTGTTATATAATAGATATAATAGAAGTATAAGATATTGTTAGGAGAAATCACATGATAACTATTAATAAAAATACTGGTATTAAGGACAAAATTACTACTTTTATTTCATATGGAAAAGAAGCTAAGTTGTTGCTTGGCAAAAAAAAACATAAAAATAGACTACAAAAGATTATTAGAGAAATGTCATATATTTGTAGAGAATTACATGAAATAGAACCTATCTTTAAGGCTATGCATCCAGAATTTTCAGATATATTTGACCATTTACTTTATTTATATTCACGAAACTTACAGGAGTAATAAAAATGATGAATCGACGAGAAAAATTAATATATATTGCAGGTATGTTAGATGCAAAAAGTTGTTTTTATATCTGCAAATATTATTGTAAGAAATTGAATGTTTATAAATATGCAGGAAGTGTTCAGCTTTGGGTTCCTAAAAAAGAAATAGGCGATTTTATTTGTGAGACGTTAAATATACAATCTCCATTACGTAAAACTTATAAAGGTGATTCAATGGGTATGGTCTTCAATAATAAAAGCTTAGATGCTTTATTAGAAATTATAACGCCATATTTAGTATTTAAAAAACCACATGCAAAAGTTTTAATAAAATATCGAGAAACAATTAACAATAGATTGGCAATACGAATGACGGCTGGGATTAGCGGAGTGCCACCACATATAGAAGAAATACGCGATAATTACTTTCAAGAAATAAGACAATTAAATGGATTTCCGGCCGAGGAGAAATAATGAAATATATAAAATTATCAAAAAAAATCATATCTGAATTGTCTAAGATAGATGATCAAATTAAAGATAAAATAAATGGTTTCGAAAAACTTACAGATAAAACATTAAAAATCCGTAATGGATGGGATGATTTGACGATTGTCCGTCTGATGGATTTGCTTGTTATGATATCAATGAAAGAATGTATATGTAGCATAGTACATAGTATTTTGTTGATCACTTTGGCACCCTCTATTAAAAAATACCACGCTGAAATAATTCAATATGTACAATCTCTAATGATGTTAAACAAAGAATTGGTAGAAAAAATAATTATATTATCTAATGATACAACAATCCTTACAAAACAATGTATCTCACATGAAGAATGTTAAGTATTATATCTATTGCTTCTTTTAGTTTGATATTAGGAATTTTTAGCTGTGCACTTCTAAGTAAACTAGTTCATCCACAAAAAAATGCCATGGAGTTAACACGAGATATGTTAAAGATAAATGTGAGCACTCCTATACGAAAACCTAATACGCAAAATGCTATAGTAAAATCTATAATTACTACGCCTATAAAAAGAAATGAAATGTCAAAAAAAATAAATGAAAAACATGGACCAAATGTCAAAAGAAACTAACCAAATTAACCTAGATATAAATCTCGTTAAAACTTTAATGCCAGATGCCTCTCCAAACGATCTTAATCATTTTATGTATATTTGCATCGAATACAATTTAGATCCTCTTAAAAAGGAAATATACGCGATTAGGCATGGAAATAAATATATTGCTGTAACAAGCCGTGATGGGTACCTAAAAATAGCTAATTTAAATCCAGAATTCGATGGATTGGAAAGTGATGTGGTATATCAAGGTGATAAGTTAGTTAAGAATGAAAATGGCAGCATTACCATGGAATATGGTGAATCTCATATGATGTTTGATAAGCCTAAATTAAGTGGCGCATTTTGTTCTGTTTTTAGAAAAGATAGGTCTAAAGCGACTACCATATTTGTAAGCATCAAAGATTACTACAAGAAGACTCAGATTTGGGATCAGTATACTAATGCTATGATTCTTAAAGTAGCTGAATCTATGGCCTTAAAACGCGCATTTTCTATTAGCGGATTAACAAGCAAAGAAGAAATCGATAATGAGTGAGATAAATAATACTTTTACATGTATCAATTGCAAGAAATTATTTATTAACGAATGGTCTGATAAAGAAGCTATTAAAGAATCAAAGAAAATATTTCCATCATGTGAGAAAGATGATTTAGTAATGGTATGCGATTATTGTTATAAAGAAATAATGCAAAATATAAATTAGGATAACCATGGAAGATAATATAAAATTACCCCTTTATGAAAAACTTAATAAATTTGATAAAGCTGTAAATGAGTATGTTAAGGAATATAATAAATTAGCTGAAACTCTAATAAAAACAAAAGAAAATCCAGATCCATTAAAAATTAAAAAAATTAGAATTATGCAAGCAGATTTTTTTAATTGCGAAGAAATATTACTAGCAATGCATCCAGAATTAAAAGATGATCTCGAAGTTATTTTAAAAGATATAAAAATATTTATGAGTATTCTTCTGGAAAAATAGATAAAGTTTTGAGCGATTAGATGAAGAATTGAATGATATACAATAATTTTAAAAAGGAATTGAGAATGAATGATAATAAATGGAAACTTTATAATAAATATGTAGAATTTGAACAACTTTTCGAAAGCTATATCGATAGATATAATGAACTAGCTACAATTATAAACAAAGATATAGCAAATGCTGACAAAAAGTTAATTAAAGAAATCAATATCATAAAAGTAGATCTATTGCGATGCGAAGAAATCTTATTACATTTATATCCAGCAATGAAAGATACGCTTAAAAACGTTACACATGATGTAAGACTCAAGAAACAAGAATTTGATGAAAAACTGCGTGAATTATCGATGAAATAGCACCGCAAGATGATATACAATAATTTTAAATTAGAACTGCACCGATTAAGGTGCAGTCTATCAGCGATAAATAAGGAGATTTCTATTTTGTGGATAATTTTTTCTTTACCTGATCAAGCTCTTCACGTAAATTCTTAATTTCATTTAACAATAATACAGGCAGCTCATGATATGCCACCGAACTTGGTTGTCCTGCTGCATCATATAATACTAAATCTTTAAATACGTTTTTTACTTCTTCAGCTATCAAGCCATAATGAGTCATTTTTGATTCATCTTTTTTGTAGTTAAAATATACTGGCCTTAAATTATAAATATCTTTGCTCTTACCAGCAATATCTTTAATATTCTCTTTAAATTTTACTGATGAAGAAATTGTTCCCAACTGTCCACTAGTAGAACATAATACAGATGACCCAGTCACGGTAGCACCAGTAATACCCGCAATGTAACAAGTATCTTGTTGCCCATCACCTGTACCTTGTGTACCGATTCTAAGCACATTGGATTCACCTAATACTCCAATATTA